CTTCTGTCCATGCTGGGTTGATAAGGGAAGGGTGAAACCAATCACCTGTCGTGCCTGATGGTGTGGCAACTGCTGCTGTGGAAGATAGAGCACGGCAAGCAGTGAAGGGTGGTATCCACTTCATGATGGATTTGTTGCCGTTGTAGTCAATATATGTGGCTATTCTGGTTTCAAAGATTTTCATTATCTCGGCACTGTTTCTGTCATAAGATGTAGAATCCCAATCAACAGTAATTTGATTGGTGCCATCAAGAATTATTTCTTTAGGCATCATCACGTTTCTATTGTAGTCCATTACTTGAGCTATTACTTCACGAACATTTTGATTGTGTACTACAGTCCATTTAACACCTTCTGGGCCATATACCTGTTCGTCAGCTTCAACTATATGTACAACACCACTGGCATACTCATCGAATGTTATCATAATGTTATTTCCATCTATAATATATATTTCATTAGGAATTATACCATTGTAGTCGAGATCATAACATTGAACAATAACGTTCCAGGTGCCCAATGAATGGTTTACATACCATTGTTTGGAAGGAGTATTGAAAGCAATCGCCTCACCACCTGTTGTTGTCATACTAGCACCATAGTATGCTGAACCAGCTCCCATTGTAGGTGGTGAATGTAAATATAGTGGATTTGATGTATATAGATAATCTTCAAAATATCCTTTGGGAACATCCGGTATATTCCAAGGATGCCATCTTTCATATACATTCATTAGATTATTACTATATCCAGCTATTGCTTTCCATATAATATACAGAGCTGAATATGTTCCCTTACGTTTCATCAAATCTACCAGAGCAGCAGCATACTGTCTCTGAATATCCTCTGATGATAGTAATGGTTGACCCATACTGAACATCTGATAAATATAATGTAAAAAATCAGTATGAATTTCATAAGGATCTTGTAAATTCCAAACGTCATTTATCAGATGATATATTTGTTGATAAAATTTATCAAAAGCAACATTCATAAATGCTGTTAGAAACTCTGTTCTATTGTGATATGGAAGAGCTTCAACAGCATAATCTTTCATTCCACGATAGAAGATGTTAACTGTCGATGATCCCTCAACATTTATATTACCGAAAAATAGATACGATTTATTGTTGTTAACATAATAATCAAGTGGTTGTTGATTTGAAAGTGTCAGAACAGCAACACCTGTCTTTGGTTCTTTGAATACTATGTCTATAGTGTTTTCATCAATAGATTTTACATATTCGTAATTTATAGTCTCACCATCAAGACCAGTGCATTCTACTGTAAAATAGTCTTCATTTCTGTAATTTCTCCAAGTATTAAATCTATGTTTAACTCGCCATGTATCTGATTCTCTATATTGAATATATCTCCTTGTCCATGTCTTAGTATTAAAAGCCTCAACAAATGAATGAAGTGGGCTTGGTCTTGATTTAACAAAATATACTTCATTATATCCATCGCTTACATAGTCACTAATTTGATCAATAGTCAGTTTGGAAGGTCTATAACAATTCGTTTGTAAGCGAAATTTGAACATGTTTTCATCTGGCGTGTCAGCCACAGGAACCAATTTCAGATTCAAATAATCCAATGGGGTTTTCAAATAAACATCCATACCATATCCACGTGCAACAATTTTATTACCCATTGTGTGTATTTTTGCTTTTGATGGATAGTCATATCCATAATATGGTAATGTTTTCACCAAAGTTTTTATTACGAAATATGGTGAATCTGAAAACTTTGGCATTTATTCTTCCTCCAAGAAGTTACAATAATCAATAGCTAAAACTGGAAATTGATTATGTCCCAGTTTAATGTTTCTTAACCTGTTATCTCCAGAATAAACAGAAGAACTAACAGTATATTGTGGGTAATTGGTATCATTAGGTTCATATGGTGGATCATAATTCAATACATTTATATCACGAATAACTAATAATTGTATGCCCTTTACTTGCTCGAAATCATCATCTGGGCTTACATTAGTTGGATCAATTAGATATTCCATTATATCAGTAAATGAAATTGTCTCATTAAAAGACCTGTTAGAAGCCTCAAAATAATATACTAATTTATTCCTAACATCTTCTATAACATTATTGATGTTATATGTTCTCTTGACTTTAATTCCAATATCAAAAGAGAAATATACCAGATCAGGTAATACAAATTCTTCATAAGCACACAACATTTTTCTTGGTTCAAGATATTGCGATATTTCTGTAGTCCATATTGTTGAATATTCATAGGGAATCTCAATTCCAGCAGATGTTTCTGTTGTTGTTATTGTTCCACTTCCCCACTCATCAGGAATCAATGATATATAAACTTTATTATATAACACAACACTCCCAGATGGGGCTACATCTTGTTCTCCCCAGACATTGGCAGCAACAACATCAGCTCTACTTTCAAGGTGTGATATATAGTCTAGTTTAGTAACATTTCTATATTGACTATGCATCATACCTATAGACGCGTCTTTAATCTCTTGAATAGTGTCTGGATATGAACCGCCAGTTGAAGCATAATTGTTAGTTATTGATATAAATTCATTAGAAACATATTCTCCTGTTGATAGATTCCATAAAAATTCTGTTTCTGGCAGTGTGATTTTATTAGCACCAACATTACCATCTGGCCCAAGACTTTCCAATAGTCTTATAGTTATGATATCGTCCATTGATGGCACATTTCTCAAGCTAGAAAATTCAATAACATACTTCTGATACTTATTATATTTTAACATGTAAGCATTATCAATAGTGGATAATCCAGAGATTTCATCATAAAAGTCTGATACTCTTGTCCAAGTGGTATCATTGACAATTACCTCTACTGATGGATAATCATCATCTAAATCATCATCGTGATCAAAATTTAGATTAGGAAGATAAATTTTATTATCAACAATATCTTCACCAGTATACGTATAAACATTTATTTTACCCTGTCTAACGGGAACTTCAATAGTATATGGAAATGATGCACTCGAAGGAATTGTTTCGATAACATCGTATGTCGTAGCAAATTTTATTGTTTCGCCTTCATCATCTTTTTCATCAGGACATTCAATCACCTTCCAAGCTGGTATCTTAACTCTATGTCCAGCAATAATACTTTCATTGGTATTGTCAGCAGATATACTTACAGTTAATGTAGTTGAACTACTACGATATCCTCTTGGATAATAGCCACGTAATGATGCCAACATATGCGTTGGTTCATATGCGTCGGATGTATCAATATAACAATTCTTGGCAATTCTGTTTAGATAATATGTTGTAAGAGCACCAAGATAACAAATTAACTCCATAATAATAGTTATGTTCGCACCTTCAAGGTTGTAGTCTCTAAATGTTTCATCAGCAGCCAGAAGGCGTTTTAACCTTTCCTTCATGGTTGAGAAATCCATCTCAAGATATTGTGGAACTAATGTATTTGTTGCCATCTTAATCTCCTATGACTGTTGTAATATAAAACTTATACTGCTAACACCCATTTCTTCTAACCCCTTTAAGTGATATGTAAGTTTTATATTATATTGATAATTGTCTTCATCTGCTTTTATATCTATTGAGTCTATAACAATTCTATCTTCCCAAGCAAGAATTTCATCATATATGGCAGAACCGATTTTTTGTCCTGTTAGTCTGTCAATAGGTTCAAATAAGAAAAAATCAAGACTTGCCCCAAATTCAGGCAACATCCTTCTCGTTCCTTTAGATGTTTGAAGAATATTACGAATACTGTTTGTCACAGCATTTAAATCGGTATCCTTTATTAGATCACCGTCACGGCCTCTATCAAAATCTATATCAACATCAGCATATATGTAATCAACTGCCATATTTTATACTCTCCTATCCAGCAAAAACATTAGAACTTCCAGTAGTTATAGTAGCACCACAAGACAATATATCACCAATACAAACTATACCCTTTCCATTAGCAGAAACTTTAGATGATCCTGTTAGTATTTTATTATCAGAATGTAATTCTTCTTCAAACATATGATTACTCCAAGTATCATCAACTCTAATAACAGGACTACCATTAACAAATACATTAGTGCTACTGCCAGTTGCAGCACCACCATGACTACATTCACTATTCGTATTAGCAACTCCAGCCATATCAATTCAAATCTATTCTAGCACCTGTTATTGTTACATTTCCAGTTGCGGCTATTGTTATATCACCACCAACTGTTATACTCAAATTACCTTGTATTTCCGTTGTTTCGTTACTCACTACTGATATATTTATGTTGCCACTACTATCTATCAATATAGATGTTCCTGTCTTATGATAACAGTTAAGTCTTTCATTTCCAGGCGTATTATCAACTTCAATATAATGTCCAGCATGTGTTGATAAAACAATGTTATGAGGATATTCGCCTTCTCCCTCATTCCAATCAGCCTGATTTACCTTGTCAGGATATTTTCCATCTGGATCATTAAATCCTATTGATGTATTTGGACTTGATTTTGGAAAAGCGGGTGCTGCACCAAAATATCTTGGCTGAAGGATATTTCCCCCTTCAAAAAATACAAATACATGGCTCCCTTGTAATGGAACACCAAAAAACCCATATTTAGAAATAGCACCTTCAATAACATTCAGAACAGGTTGTGCCCAAGGTAGTGTTTCTGTTGGTAGATCAATTAAGTTATCACTATGTATTCCAAAGATTCTGATTTTACATCTACCAGCTTTTAATGGATCTTTGTTATCCTCTACAACACCACGATAAATACCATTATATTTTTCTTGCGGTTGTTTTATATCTTCAATACTATGTTTCATTGTCCGACACTCAATCCCTTTTGATCAGCCATTCTTTTCTTGCCTGGCTCAGTTTTCATGTATCCTTTATATTTTGATGCTTTGTAAGCCGTTGTTATCAATGTCATTTTCTGTTGGTATTTAACTGGTGCATCTGGTTTGAAATAGTGTGTTATGGATTTCACCATCCACAATCCATTTAATTCTCTATTCAAAATTTCATCTGGATCTGAGCTTTCCCAAAGCACATCAACTAAAATTCCTGGATATCTTCTTTCATTACCACGAACTGTTATTATCAACTGTAATTGTAGAATATATCTCCTTATGAACTCATGTATTGCAATATTACGTATTATTTTTTCATCATCATCGCCAGTATAATCATATTTTACACTATCATCACTAATGTCTGGAAATAATGTCGCACCACCGAGTAATGTAAAATTTTTTATTATGCTATTATAATCATAAGTATGATCTATTACTGTTTTTGACATGAAGTCAAATCCCATCTTATGACCACCTTTCAAACTTACAAGAGCCTGTTTATCTGGTTTTGTCAATTCCCAAGATAGTATCTTACAATCATCTGTTTCATCACCGGAGACAAATTTATATATCTTCTTCATGCCATACTTATCTTTTTCTGTTTTCGCTTCTCTGAATAATTTCTCAAGAGTAACAAAACATAAACCTTTAGCTGTGTTATAGAATACATATCCAGGTAATTTTGAATCGCTACCAGAACATCTCTTCATAAGCCATCTTATAGCTTCCATTGGTGTTTGATTCTGCATGGAAAACGCAGATATATTACCATCACGAGTCTCATCAATTTTTTCGATAGATTCTTCAAAAATAAAGAATTTATCAACATATAACATGTTTTGAGCAATATTTTTTATTATGTCAGATATTTTTGTTCCTTGTTTCCAACCTCTACTATATTTTTGTGTTGTTAGCGGAAAGAACATTGTATCAACTAAAAACATTTCGACAGCTGTATCCATAGATTTTCCCAACTGCGACAAAGGTGCTGTTGCAAAATTGAAAACGTGGAAAAATACCATCTTATCAAAATCTTCACCAAATTTTACCGTCACCAATTCATTTCCTGTTATTGGTACACCTTCAACAGCTCCTACTCTATCAATAAAATGCAAATATCCAATTAAACATGGACTATATAAATCTTCAATGAAATAGAACTCTGTTATATCTGTTGTATCTATTACCCAGTTATTGATAGATATTTCTAATATCTCAGTATTATTTTCTTCACTAAGCATGCTCTTCAGCTCTCATTAAGATTTCTTGAATTACAGTTGAAATTAAATCTTTTTTAAGAATCTTTATATTTTTGCCGGGATAAATCTCTTCAAACGGATTTATTATATCATTCAGTAAACAATTAACCCACCATAAATCAACATTGTCATAAAATCTATATGACATATTCTCCCACCATTCTTCTTCTGAAGCTTCCCATGTATCAAAATATTGAACATCATTTTTAACAGCATCACGCATAGTATATGTCCTAAAAATGTTCAATATATATGTCAAACCATCTTCATCTAATTGAATTGGGAATAGATTTATTAAAGAAGCCAATGATGGTGTCATCCCAGTTATGTCTTCAAATGTCTTGTCAGTTATGTCTCTTACAGGCATCTATATTAACCTCCTATGATGTTACATTGATTACAGCCTCTTTTTCTGGAAAATAGGTTCTATCCCATGTTGGATCTAACTGCTCAAACGACACTTGTAATTCAGCAGAACTTGGAAAACCACCAATATAAGGGCCTCTATAAGTAGCTTGAAGACTTCTTAAAACCATACAATTAACATGTATAAAATTAACTTTATCCAAACCACAATTAAAAACGGTGCTTATTTCAAAAACATATGGTGGTATTGTCTCAGCAATTGCAGATTTACCCTTCGTAACTGAACTATCTGGTATTCCAGGCGATGATAAAAATTGTAATACTCTTATTGGATATACTACATCATTATATGCAGCTGTTTCATCGTTACCAATAGTAAATAATGGAAAAACAAAATCCAATGTGCGTCTTGACGAGTTTCTATATACTAATGGTGAATCAACTCTATTTGTTGATACTTTAGCATTCATGCCCATTCTTGCAAAGGATTCAATAGCTCTTCTGGGATCTTTAAGTGATTTTTCTATTGCACTTGCAGCAGCATTCATTGAATTTTGTAATCCACTACCACTTGAAAATGCCTTTTTGACTTGATTTACAATTTTTTGACCGCCTGGCGAACTTGAAATACCACGTAATTCACTTTCAATTTTATTCCATACTGAAGCTTTTTCAGCAATTCTTGACGATAAACTATCATAAGGTTCCCATATATGATTTAGAGGTTCTATAAATTCATTTGGAGCCAGAAAATAAAAGGTGTATTTCGTCCAATTATTATCTTGAGTTACACTACTTTTATAGCGTACTCTTGAATTAGCATCTAAATCTTTAAACTTGTAAGCTGTTAATTTTATAGAAAGTTTATTAACATGGAATAGCATATCTGGATACCATTCTTCATCGTTTGATAATAATGGTGAAATTACAGAAGGCGACCTAGTTGGGACTTCTTGCTTTGTCTCTTTTTTCTTTTTTGGTGGTTTATGTTTTTTTGGTTTTCTAAAAAAACCAGTAACACCACCACTTTTTTTACTAGACCATATAGGATCAGCGCCTATATTACCCTCAGTCAAAATTGATTGTTCTGCTGAACCCATATTATCAAATATCATTGTAATTACCTCCTATAGACTAGCCAATCCTAAGGCAGCTCCAATATAACCCATACTACTTGTAATCAAATCACTCAATGTTGGAATTTGCGATGGTGGTGATGTTGGTGCACTAACAACAGATGCCGGTGTGGAATCACTTGTATTGAATGTTTTAATATCAACATTATCCCCCTTTGACTGTTGAATTTCTGTTTGTGGTTTCAATGCTTCTACACGAGCAGTTTCAAGATTTTTTTCTGCATCTGTCATTTCAATCAACCCAGCACCAACCCGTTTTTCCATTGCTGATTTTATTTCATCCTTACTTAATATATCACCTTTGAAAAACTCTTCAAATGATGTTTTTACACCTTGAATTTTATCTTTGAAAATAGATGTTATTGATTCAAACGAACCCCTATCTTTTTTATCACCTGTAAATGGCATTATTGATTCAAACAAACCTTTATCTTTTTTATCACCTGTAAATGGCGCCAAACCCTTATCTTTTTTATCACCTGTAAATGGTGTTATTGATTCAAACGAACCCTTATCTTTTTTATCACCTGTAAATGGCATTATTGATTCAAACAAACCCTTATCTTTTTTATCACCTGTAAATGGCGTTATTGATTCAAACAAACCCTTATCTTTTTTATCACCTGTAAATGGCATTATTGATTCAAACAAACCCTTATCTTTTTTATCACCTGTAAATGATGTTACTATGTTTTTAGCAAAATCTCTAAATGTTGATGTCAAAGATTCCAATGTTCCACCTTCTCCAGTTGTAATCATTGGTTTATCTGATGGCTGTTTGCCAAAACCGAAAAATTCTTTTAATTTCTTGAAATCATCGCTTTCGGTTATTGTCGATTTTACATCAGTCATAGCTCTCTGTGATTCTGCCTTTAGATCAAGACCGGTTATTTCCTTTTTAGCTTCCGTAATTTTGTCGGAATGATCTTTCATTTCACTTTTCATCTTGTCTTGTATAAGTGGCATTAACTGTTCCATTCTCTTTCTTAATAATCTAGCTTTTATTTGAGCTGTATTTGGATCGCCAATAGACCTAAACATCATACCAGAAAGAGTATTTGTAAAGGCATTGACAAAGGATGTGTATGGATCGAAGCCCGTAACACCAAAACCACCACCCATAGTCCCAATACCAGCATAAGATGATGTATCTATTGATGTTACCAGTCCTGATTTAGCAAGATCAGAAAAATTTCTTAATCCAGCAAGTTGCCAATGCCAAGGTTCTTTAGTTGGCATGGGTAGATCAAGTCCAACAGCCTTCATGAATGGAGCTGCTTTTATACTGTCATTTGTATCAATATCAATGGCCATACCATATTCGTGATATGACTGACCAGGGGGAGCTGTTGGAGCCGTTCTTAAACCTCTTAGATAATCATTATACATTGCAGCCTGTTGTTCTGTTGTTCTTCTGGCTGACGTTATGCGTGGGAATCTACCATATTTTTCCCTAAACATGTCAAAAGCTTTTGCTACTTTAGTTCTAAATGGCTCAACAAGCCCACTTAGTTGTGTAACTTCATTTATAGCATCACCCATTGGACCTAAATCGAATATGGTTTTTTCTTGTTTAGGGTTTAGTTTTAATATGTAAGTCTTTGTTTTTTCTCTAAGACTTTCAATGTTACTAACATTGGAATATAATGATTTTATTGCTCCCGATTGGTTATATGTATATTCTTTAAGAACTTTAACAAACTGCTCTGGTGCTGAACTATATAACTCAATTAGTCTATTCTCACCCATTGCTGCGGCCAAGAATAAATTAGTAGAATCAGCAGGAATACCAGCTTGCCTTAATGCCTTGGCTTTTTCAGAAATTCCATCTACAAAGATTTTTCTTTGTTCTTCATAGGACATACCAATCAAATCACGTGGTGTGAGATTAGGCCTTCCAGCTTGGATTAAAAAGTCTTGATCCATCTGGAAATAACCACCACGATAACCACTTGAATGCATTACATTTCTAGGTTTGCCACCACCTTCAGATTTGGCAAAAGTTTCTGGTAAATTTTCTTGTGATATTTCTCCTATTTGTGTCTTCTTATTAAATAATTTATCATAAAATAAATTAGCTATTTTTGGTCCAATAATACCACCTACAACACCACCAATAGCAGTCCCAATGCCAGGAGCAATTAAAGAGCCTAAAGAACCTAAAGTAACCCTACCAGCCATACCACCAGTAAAACCACCAGCTATTCGTCCCAATAAACCACCAACAGCTTTCTCACCAACAGCAGACGCAGTTTTACCCATTGTTTCACCAATCACTTTCTCACCGACTTTAGATACAGTTTTTCCGATAATCCCACCAATTTTACCAAAAATCTCCGTACCCAGATATGTTCCAATACCAGACACAGTAGCTTCTTTTATATCACCAGTTACAGAATATGTTTGTGCAGCATCAATAACACCAGCTGTCTTCCCCATTTTTAATGCAGATGCTAATAAGGATATAGAAGAAACTGAAGCACTTTTCTTGTATTTGTCTGATTCTTCCCATTTCTTTTCAAGACCCAAAGTATCGCCAATAATGTCTTGCAAGATGTTTGTTGGTCTTTTCTCACTTATTTGTTGAGATTGTTTCAATATCTTAGGAAGTATAATAGAACCACCAATAGCACCAAGCACTAATGGAACAGCCTTCAATAAAAATGGTATTAACGACACAGTAAGAGAGGCGATTGACATTGGATCAAGTAACTCTTCTTTCTTCTCAGAAAGTTTTGATACTATTGACTTTTTCTTATTATCATCAGATGGCTTGAAAGTGTTTTTTATTGATTCAAAAAACGTCTTCTTTACATCTGGTAATTCTTTTTTCTTACCTGTTGCAATCTTTTTTAAGACATCAACTCGCTTCTTTTCACTCTTTTCGAATATCGCTTCTCTTTTCTTACTTGAAAGAACATTGAGAATCCTTCTTAGAATACTGGTTTGTTCTTTTTCCTCCTTAATGCGCGATTTATTAAAGAATAAATTCTTTAATGGAATGAAAATTTTCTTAGATATACTGAAAATATCCTTAAATAAATTCCAACCAAATCTAAACAATGCCTTTCCTAAATCAACAACTTCATTGAGTTCACCAAGAACATCTGTTATATGACGCGATAAAATACCAGTTATTCTCTGCCATCCATCACGGAATGTAGCAAACAATCTGGTATTAAGGAATAAATTCCATGTCTTAGCAAAAGGCTTGAAGAATTGTGTGTTTAGTAATTTTCTATCTATCTTATATTTGTCTTTAGTGAGTTTTTCAAATGATTTTAATTCATCTTTAACTTTCTTCTTAACAGCAGTTCTTTCTGTTTTAACATCAGATGGTTCCGTCTTTCTTTTAGCTGAAGGCATGGATTTTTTATACATCTCAGCAAGTTTTGTCATGCTGGATGTCATCTCTTCCATTGCCTTTGTCATGTTTCTTAGACTTGCTGGATCAATGTTTACAGCTCCTGCCATTATCTATACCTACCATATAGTAGTTTTTCCTGTTTTGCAGCGTGTTTCAAATTTTCAGTCTTTGTCTTCATATCTCTGATTACCAAACTCAACAATGCTTCACGTTCAAAGTCTGGTAATAAATTACTTTCCTCTATACTTATATTAGCCTTAGATGCCAAATAATATTGTTCTTCTGTGATAACCTGAAGATTACTACCTGCCGTTATCAAATATATTAGTAAAAAAAATTGTCAAGTGGTATCTCCCTAACCGATTCTTCATCACAGTGCTCGCATTTAATCTTCATTGTAAAGTCCAATCCATAGTCTTTAGATTCAAACCAATTAACAATCTTACTCATTTCATCTTGTGTTAGATTATCCAATAGATATATGGCATCTTTAGTGCTTATCTCTTGTTCACCTTCTGGAATGATTACTGATTTGATACATACAGCATTCATAATAGTTGATAACATTATCGTTTTCTGAATATCTGTAAGCTCACTTTCATTTGTCATATCTTTCAACATATAAAGAGCTTTAAGTTGTGCATTTCTAGTAAGAAGATCAAGTCTTACAGATAATTTATCATTTATCTGAACAACATTCCAATCATCAACAGAGTTACTATCCTCTTCTACAAATGTAATTACTGGTTTTTTACCTTTTTTATTGGGTGGTTGTGTCTTCTTCTTTACTATTCCTTTATCTAATTTTTTAAGTGGTAAATCACCAAGATTTATGCTATGCATTGTTTGTGAATCACACTTTGGACATTTGGTCTGAAAGGTATAGTGACTACCTTTAGTAGCCCTTCTAATCTCAACAAGAAGATAAAATCTATCCTGTAAATATAGTGATTTAACATCAAAATTTTCTGGATAAATAACACACTCATTGATTAAATCATCAAGAGCCTCCTCAATAGTGTCCGTGTCATCTGCTGTTTCATATAACAACAATTTCTTTATCTGCCCCGTTGTTATGGGTTTATATTTTACAATACTTCCATCTGATGGTAATTCCGATTCAAATACATACATGTTTAAATACCTCTTGAAATCTGACATTTTTACCTCCTATAGTGTTTTTATTTGTATAACGAGAAAAATGATCTTACACCACGTTTAAGTAGTGAAGTTAATGCTCCTGGCTCTCTTTCTGTTACAGTATGATATTGATATGTAAACGTTATATCTACTGTAGCTACATCATTATTAGCATAATCCAACTGAACCTGACCTATAGTCTTAGGCCAAGCTCCATATAATTTGTAAACACAAACCGTTTCCCCATTGTCATATCCCAATAAATGAACTTCTGGATTTGTCATATAAATAACCGGTTGGCCATAACAGTTAGTTTCTGGATCATGGATAATTTTTTGCCATTCATAGAATTTTCTTAATAAAACACCCTCTTTATCTACATTATACGTAACTGTCCACTCTGTAAATCCTTGTTTTCCAGCTAATTTATAATCATGACCCATCCAACTTGTAGATATCTCTTCAAATGTTGATTCTGGTAAACTACTTGCTCTTACATAAAACTCTAATCTTGGAACACCACCATGAGTATTAAGAATACTTAGAGTTGAAGTGCCAGCGGTCAAAGCGGTATTTGCAATGTTATTGAGGCTTAATATATCATCAAATCCACCAGCCATTGCTTTCTGTAATGTTGCATTAGCAACGTTTCCCCATCCGGGAAAAACCATATTGACGTAAAAATTAAATTGTTTAGCAGCACCCGTAAACGATGTTTTATAGGTATTGATATCCATTTGCACTTTCATGTTATTTTACCTACCAAAGCATTTACACCGGCCTTTACTAATTTTGTCAATCCAGATGGTGTTTCTTTCTCATAGGTGAAGTAGTGAAACGAGAATGTAACATCAACTGTGAGAATAGCATTTGTTGAATAATCTAAATTTATATTACCGATACTCTTGGGCCAGCAATCATAAAAGGTATATTTACCAAAAGTGTTTCCTTGATAATCAACTAAGAATATATTTTGTGTTCTAATCTTTGTCCCAAGAAAATTATGATCATCAAATGAATTTATAATAAGATTTTGCCAATTATACAATTTATCTAAGATTTGACCTTCATCATCTACATTCAATGTTACAGACCAGTTACCATATGTCTTATTTCCAGGCAATTTATAACTGGTGCCCTGTAGTGGTATTGTCTTTTCATCAATACTCGATTCTGGTAATGATGTTGCCTTAACAAGATATGGAAACAAATTTTTATTAGCTCCGAAACCGAATGTAGATAGAACATTTGAAGCAATTTGTTCTAACATACCTGATGATGATTTATTACCCGGTATATCAAATAATACAAAAAACAGATATTGGCGTGCACCACCTTTGAATATAGACCTATATGACTCAATATCTAATAAAACTTTTGCCATATTATTTCTCCATAATTAAAAAGGTCTAAAGAGTGGAGATCCATCCCTTTAGACCTTTACGATCCGTTGAAGTCTAAAACTTCAAGTGGGCTATGTATTTGTTCACAATATATTTATCATGCAAAACTTACACTAGCACCATATTTTGTTTTATCAATTACATGATATAGATAAGTAAACGTGACATCAAATTGCACAACATCATTAGTGCTGTAATCCAATGTTGCTGTAGCTATTGTCTTAGGCCAAGCCCCGACTAATTTATACTTTAGAATTGGCTTACTATCTAAATCAAGTAATTCAAGTTGCTGGTCAGCAAAATATACGCTTGGAGCACTATATATATTCGTTGTTGGATCATGAATTAAAGCTGCCCAATTATGAAACATTTGTTGGATTGCCGCATCCCTGTCAACATTGAATGTTACAGTCCAATCAGTATATGTATATTTACCAGCCATCTTGAAATCAAAGCCATGCCAGTTTGTTACAATTTCATCAGAACTCGTTTCGGGCAAGCTTGTTGACCTTACAAGATAAGTGGCCTTTTCAGTATCACCACCAACGGCAGATGGGAAATTAGGCTTAAAGTAGAACAAGTAAGCCCTTGCACCACCTTGAAAATTAGCCCTATATGAATCAATATCAAATTTTGGCATGTATAATAAACCTCCCGTTATTATTTATCAAGCACCAGCGCCCATGATCTCACTAAATGAAGCGCCTGTCTTAGTAGCTACAAAGTTGAGCACGATAAATTCAGCTGCCCTGGTGGGTTTAATGTAAATATCACACCAAAGCTCGTTTCTATCAATTCTTTCGGGTGTATTATTTGTTTCGTCACAAACGATAGCGTAATCATAAATACCCCTTCTACTTCTTACATCTCTCAAGAATGGATCAATCATATTGACAAGAAGTAGCCTTGTTAAATCATCATTTGGTTCAAACAGGAAGTATTTTGCAGCTGTAGCGATAGCTTTCTCAAGAACAATGAATAGCCTACGAACGTTTACTCTATTGAAAGCTGACTCTTTATTGAGTAATGTCTTTTGACCCCAAATGGATTTCCCTTGCCCAGCGAAACTGACGATTGGGTTGATACCATTCTTGTATAGAATATCACGTTCACCTTTAGTTGGATTCCAAGCCAACCTGCGAACGTTACCAAGTATTGCCCTATTAAGGCCAGCTGGAGCAAACCAAGGATCAGAAACATCATCAGTATTAGCATATACACCAGCTACATGGCCGGAAGCTGGAATCCAACGATACCTACCATTCCATTTGTCATATACTTCAAGCCAATTACCATAGAGTGCAGCATAGCTGGTGTTTAGATTTAGTGTTTCAGTTCTATATGCCCTTAAATCCTCTGTTTCATTTCCTTTGTTATTTATTACATCCGTTGATAGGCAGTCGAGAACAGCAATACAATCCTTACGATCTTCCGCTATACTTGCAATGTATGATTTAACTGTTGTGGATTTATTTGAATCAATAAATATATTAACATCAATTTCATCTGGATTTTTGTATAGATCTAAAGCTAACATGATATCACCATCAGATACAGAATCACCATTATCATCCTGACCACCACCAAAATACTCCCATGTTGAATTGGCAATAGTGATGTCCTGTCCAATAAGATCTGGATTCATAGCAATTCTAATATACTGAGAATAACCATTTATCAATGTCTCAGCAAACTTCTTCTGGCCGGTGTCGGTTATTCTATTTTCATCGGTAGATACATTCCAAACTTCAACCGTTTTCCAGTTTGCCTCAACGTTCTCTTTACCCTGATCCAGAGCCTGAACTACAATCAAGAAATCTTTACTATCTGTTAATGGACTGTCTATACTGTGAAGAACTGAATATGTATCCCAACTACGGTATGTGCCAGCAGCAATAGCGTTATAAGTGTCATAGTCAACACAAGCTATTCTGATATTATTTCCCCATGCTCCTCTCGAAGAGGCAATTAGATAGAAGGGGATAATTCCAGAAACAGTAACTTCATTAGGAAACTCATCTGGATCTTCACTCGCAAAGTCACTTAATTTGTAAGCATTTTCTGTAGTGAATGGAGAGAAAGCGTATGTTTGCCCACCCGAAGCCGCCTTTGTTCCAGCAAAAGTTGCTGATGTTGGCATCGTTCTCGTGCAGTATAGAGCTGATCCATAACGTAGGAATCCAACAGCTGATAGAATATCCTGATAACAGGATGCATCAGACGTTGGTGAGCCAAAAATAGTAATTAAATCATTGACTGTTGTTATCAACTGCTTTTTCTTCTCAGGACCCTTATACGTGTTTCTAAGAATTATTACACCTACTGAAGTGGCTACTGCTGGAATAGTAGTAGTCAAATCAATTTCATTTACATCGACTAATGGTGATAGATAAAAAGCCATAATATATTCCTCCTATATGGTTGCCAATACTCTCATTTTTATTACTATTTATATTTATACATTAAATTATTTTCAACAAATTTCAAATCTATCATAAGCAAAAGTAGCAGAACACTCTACCTGCGATTCACCTTCTCTTTGCGATAAAACCACCTCACCAAGACTCTGAATCCACACGTTCTTAAAAGATAATTTCATAACAGAAGTTTGAAAATTATCAAAAATCTTTAAAGTGCAATCTACACTATATTTATATGGAGTATTGCTTGGAACATCATAATTATTTGAGATCATTGTTAACCAATTAAATAGATATTGCCAATTAGTGTAATCAGCATCAACCATGAAATTTATATTCCAGCTATCAAATGTAATTCCACCGGGATGAAAATTCATTTTATTACCTTGCCATCTTGAGTCTATCTGATCAAGGGATACTCCTGGAATAACAGTTCCATATATATTCAATGTCAATTCACGCATAGTATCTGGTGTTGAATCACTTACTATAGTTGGAATTACAAGTTGATAATTTGTTGGTGTTGCTCTATTGATATTTGTCATTCAAATACCTCATAGTCAAATAGTATTTTAGCATCTTCATCATATCCAAGACCTTCAAATAACATAGCCTCAGAAGCTAACATCTCGGCTCCAGAAACAATTACTGTCTCTGTTCCTCTATCTTCCCATGCTTTATCATTAGTAAATAGTCTTACTAATAATTTATCAATCATACCACTACTTATAAATACAACACCACCAGAACCCATATCAAATCCAAGACCAGGTAGTGATCCAGAACCAGATGGTGGGGTTTCTTCATAATCGTCATAAGACTCTTCAGATGAACTATCACTCGTGCTAATTATGATTGGACGTAACACGTATGTTTGAAGTGTAAATGATAATACCCATTTTATTACGCGCCAGTCCTCTTCAGCCATTTCTTCAGTAATATCAGGTGTAGCATTGTTAAGAATCACTTTAATATCCATTCTCGCACTTAATTCTGGAAAATTTATTCTGATGAAGTTGTGTGGAGCAAAGAATGGTAAAATCTGCTCAAGAATCTGGTCAATATCAACCATGTGCAAAGCCCACAAATTTAAGTTTATACCAATATTATATGGTATAGCGTTTTTGAACATCTTTAACGTTTTATTAGTTAAATCACGTTCAATGACTATTGCCTGCTCTCTATTTGTCATTCTTGTAGCATCAAAATCTATAGCTGTTATATTGGCAGACATCAATGGTAGAGTCTCATCAGTCTTTTTTCCACCTGATTGCAACCAATAGAAAGCCTTCTCTTTTGGTCCAAATGATATGGGAACTCTGATTATCTTTTTCGCATACCCATTACTGTCATATCTAGCTATGTAGATGGACCTGAATAAATCTAAAAACTGAATTAGAGATCGTCTTATACTTTTATGGAAAAAATATCCTCTCATGGCAACGCTTTCATAATATCATTAAATTCATCACTTATATACTGTGGATATTTATAATATTTCAAATCTGATAAAATTTTCTTAATTCTTTTTCTAATTGGTGGATGTTCATCTATTAGTTCAGATAAAATCTCAATCACTTTTTCAAGTTTATTAGATGTCTTACGGTCCATCTTGTTTAGAGCGGATGCTAGATGAATACCAAAACCAAGTTTTGAAACTATATTGTCAGCTTCATATTCCTGTTGTTTACGCATCAATATCAATGAATAATTGCCACATAACGTTAATGCAATAAATACTAATATAGCCTGATAAAGAGGACCAAAAGCAGAAGTTGCTGTAAAAGCTAACAACAGAAAACTGTTTTTTCTTATATAGTTAACTATTGAATGTTTCTTAATATAGTGCCCATATTCGTGAAGAAGAGCCGCAAATAATTCCTCATCTGTAAGATCTTCCAAGTAATCTTCAGATATTATTATATAATCACCAATGTTAAATATATTATTTTCAACAGCACTTGTCGTAACTATCTTGAAATTCAGATCAGTATATCCATTTTCCTTAAGATATTCTTTCAATACTTTTTCATTATCTAAATCACGCTTTGTTCTCAATATTATAAATAGATATGTAGATAGAAAATCATATAAGTTTTTAGTCAATAATGCTACAGTAGCACCTGTTAACAATAATGATTCATTTTTAATATATCTCTCTAATCTACTCATTTATGAAGTTCCTTATTGATTGAAAATGTTTATATTTATTGGGTTGCCACCTATCTTCTGTAATTACTAAAAGTTCGATGCCTTTCATTTTACACTGCTCAATCTTCATTTCATCACGCTTCATTTGTATGTATTGATTATGCCAGTATGATCCATTATATTCAATAGCTTTATTTATCTCTGGTAGCCATACATCAAGTTCCAAATTATAGCCGGTATATGGATTGATGATAATTGATCTATCACAAACAATGATTTCACCATTATATAAAGTTTTTATGAAATTAACAATCTCTTTCTCCGGTCCTGATTGTTTATCCAATGGACATCTATGTCCCTGTTGAAAATCATTGAATCTTATTTTTATATGGTGCCCATCTTGGCACATAACATCAAGTAGTTGCCTATTATCCTTGTAAGATGTTGATAATAGTTTATATCCTTCTTTCTCAAAAAATTCTCTAACATGATCTATCCGATGCCTTGTTGTTCGATTCAATTTTTCTTCCTTATAGCATATCCTACAACCATGTCCATTCCTGAATCTTGGAACTGTTGTAATATAAGGATTATGGTTCTTATCACATTGCACTAATATATTCCTACTTCCATTATACTCTATAAGTTTATATCCTCTTGTATTAAGTAATTCTTCTATCTCTGATATTGTTATTTTAGCAACTCCACTACATATTGGACAGCTAGCCTTACGCTTAAAATCAGCAAATCTTACTAATCTTCTATGCCCTCCTGGACATTCAACATCTATTTTTACAGATGATTTAATAAACTCGCCATATAATTTGAAACCTACAGATTCACAATAGTTTCTAACGTCTCTTGTTGTTATTCTTCTCATTTCAAATATATGCTATTGTCAATATCAGAATAATTATCAATACTATCTGATTGTTCTTTAATCCACTCATTATCACCAAATCCAGACATTGGAACTGTTTCAGTATATATATCAGTTGCACTTTCTGATTGTTCTGAAAATCTGTAAGGACGTAGAATAAGAATATATATCATTTTCTTCAACTGAAAGATTCTGTCATCATCATCAACATGAACAACTTCAAATCCTCTATCCAACCATTTTATATATATTACATCCCCAATATTCGGCGTTAATGTTCTTGATATATCTCTATTCCATGTTCCCATTGGGATATGGCATGTTATTATATCACCCCCAAACATTCCGAATGAGCTCCAGAGATTGGGCTCTTCACCAACGTCATATATTACTTTGGTGGTGATAGCATCTTCAAATTCTGTATTGGTATGTTCCCCATATAGTGGATCATATGGGATATTAGATTTACGTCTCCTATACTCAACTTCAATACCAAAAATATCAGTATATTCCATTATATAGTTCTGGATTAAATCATGTTCCTGATTAAACTGTAGATCATATACTGTCCATTTAGGTTTTGTTAAACCTGTATTATTAAGTCGTGGCATTATTGATCTCCAAGAAATTTTCTCAATTTTTCCATTTCACCTTTTTGATTATTTTTCCATTCATTATGCCATATAATATATAAGTCTATGTTTTGTTTATTACAATATTCCTTCTTTATTCTGTCCCTATATAAGGTATCCGCATCGTTATGATAATACTCTCCATTGAACTCTATAGCTTTTCGCATTGATGGTATCCATATGTCAAGCTCTAATGGATATCCAGATATAGGATTTCTTATTACTGATCTATCATTTTCAATAATAATAGTGTTTTTCAGCCATTTTCTAATAATATCAACAACCTTTTTTTCTTCTTTTGAATATCTTTGTTGTTTACTACACTCTGGGCATCTAACTTTAGCGTTAGTAAAATGATTGAATGTTGTGATGTATGGTGGATGATTTTTATTACATTGAACTAATATCTTAGATACATTATTTATATATTTTTCTGATAATAGTGTATAATTTTCATTAGCCAAAACAGATTTAACATATTCGATGCTATTTCTATATTTTTCAATATTACATAACATGCATCTCTTGCCCTGATAAAAATTACCGTATGTAACTTTATATTGATGTCCCCTTGGGCAAGAAACTTCAATCAATTCTTTAGATGATATATATTTGTCAGATATTAACTTATATCCATGTTCTTCAATCTTATTTTTGACATATTCATATGTAAGTTTCTTCATTCTTACCCCTGTAATATAGGCCAACCCTCGAAAACTTCTTCACTTTTAAGTTGTTCCTCAAGTCTTTCAATTTCCTCTCTACTTTCACTTATCAACAAATCACCGTCTAACTGCACATTCATGTTTCCAAGTCCCTGAAATGAAGCAAATTTACGCCTAATCATTCCAAGATTATATTTTGATAAAGCTGTGGCATAATCAAATATCCACATGTTATCATATAAATCTTCATCAGTTCCTTCAATAGTATAACATTTCAAAAGGATAAACCCTGGGCTTTCATACACAACATCATCAACTGTTATATAAACTCCAGTAGGTGGTGTTGGAGAAAGTTCTAAGGTGTTTGTATAACGGTGATACTTGTAGGTATAGGTATCTACTACATATCTTTTTAATGTTTCAAGGAAGTCTCTTGCAATATGATATGACACTATGGTAAATTCTGATGGGGGCTTACCTCTACCAAGTATCTGATCAAACATGCCGAGATTATACATATAATTCGTCATAGTGAATAATTGGTTTATGCCCCCAAGCGATTGTGTTTCATAGGATATGACTTCAACGACATCACCCGGTAAATCATAAGTATCAACACCACCAGATAACATAAGAGTATAATATGTTTCTTGTGTTGCTTGACCAACTGCCCATCTTATGAATTTTTGTCTTGCATAATCAATGTTATCTATTATTGTGGCATCTTCCAATTCAATTTTTACCATTGGATAGCCGAGTCTTCTTTTTATTTTCTCAATAAGATCTGATTTTTTCATATATAGCTCCACCAAATGATTCTATATTCTATTTATAATTTATTTAAGAAGCCATGAAAAATCCTCATCATCCTTATTAGTATCCGATATGATTGTCCAACTATCATCTTCATAATCAACTTCTTCTTTTTGTTTATTTTTCAACGCATATGATTCTTCAAAAATATCCATTTCAAGAGCGAAACAAGCCCAATATAATGCTGAAACACAATCATCATTAGTATCTTTACCAAAGTATCTATTATTTTGTTCAATGAAGCTCGATAATTCAAAAATTGTATCTCTATCTACTAATTCTAATGAACCATCTTCAATAAGTCTCTTCATTAACAATACAGCTCTGGGTTTGTTTCTTGTCGTTGACCTTATTCCAAGATCAGTAGATTTTGATCCCGAATTTACAAGGTTATCATTTTCAAATTCCCACCATAATCTATTTACAACAACTGCACCCTCAGCATTATTCTCAACCATTATATAAGCATTATTATAATAATATGATAAATTATTGACAATTTCTGAAAAAGTATAAACATCCACTGTATTATTTCTATATGTAGCAACCTGTTGAAGTTTTATCGGTTTTAATGATTTAAGTCTCAATATCTGGCATACTGAATAATTTTCTCCAGTTCCTTTTGCTGTATCGACACCAATTATATAAACTTTGTCAGTATCTGGCTTACAGTAAATAGATAATTTATTGTTCATTTGTCTTTCTATTGGTTCAGTAATACATGCGAATAAATCTTCTAAGCAGGTAGAATCAATTACAGTTGATACTGAACCAAGAAACTCGCATTCATATTCCTGTCTAAATCTTCTCAAACCAAGATTCTTCTTTTGTATTTCAGCCCATTGTTCATCTCTACCTGGAACAACACGCCAGTCATATTTTAATGCTATAAACTCATTTTCTTTCTTCTCAGCTAAAGAATATAGTGTATGAAACTGATTAAACATACCACATGGCGTTGATATTACAATTATTTTTGATTCTGATGATGCTGAAATAGTTGGATAGTTAGCTGACCAGAAGTCATCTGCAATATGCTTTCTAACAAATGCATACTCATCGGCGATTAGAAGATTTATGGTTCTACCTCTGAAAGCATCAGCTGACGTTGCAGATACGAGTATCTTGCTACCATTATCAAATTCTATCATCATCTTACTATATGTAACAACACCAGGTTTCAACCATATAGGCAACTCTTCATACATTATTGATATTCTACGTAAAATATCTATTGCTGAAGTTTGTTTATTGGATACGATACCGATTGTCTTATTATCATTGAAGATAGAATACCATAAGGCATAAGCACCAACCACTGTTGACTTTCCACTCTGACGTGATAACAAAAATACACAAAATCTATTATTGAGAATTGTTTCTATTAGTTTTCTCTGATAATCATATGGTTCAAATGGTATTCTTCCTTTATCAGGATGAACTATGATAACATATCTTAGAAAATACCATATATCTTCCGAACACCTCTTCAAATCCCGAATCTCATCTATGGTATATTCATATTCCTGTAAAGGCTTTTTTATTATATGATTATATCTAATACTCAAGACAACACCTCCATAAAAAATAACCCAATAGGTATTTATAACCTATTGGGTTTAACACTTCTAATTTAGTTTAGTTATTCTTTTGAATGAAGTTTTTATCTTCATTAACTAAAAATACTATATTCTTATTATCTTTTATAGTTTGTAAATATATGGGCCTTCCCCACAAATAATAGATATGCTTCATTGTTTCAATGGCATTTTTAACATCTAATGACAGGCCAGCGTATCGGTGCACCAAATACATACTACCATCTGATTTATAATTACCATCAACAATTTCTATTTTAGGAACACCATTATGAGAATAGGCTGTTATTATCATCTCTCTTATCTCTTCTGGAGTATGTTTTGTCCTTACATAATCATAAGTATAGGGTGTTTCTACAATTTCATATATATACAAATCAAGTTTATCAACCAAATCAACGGTTAGAAAATCCATCATAAAAAACCAATCAGTATATGAGCTAACTACATCCCTTATCTTTTCAAGACCTTTACCTTCTTTTGTATCCCAGTTGGCTTTTTGGTGCCAATCAGTGCATTGCTCATATTCTTCCCCATGTTTTCCCTTATCCCATCTCTCTTTAATATCCTCAAAAATACCACAACCTAATAGATATGGATTCAGCCTAAAGTAATTCTTTGCCTTTACTAATGAATTTGAATAGTTATATTGACCATGTTCTTCATTATTCAACAATCCTTCTCGGAATAATTGTTCCATTATATATTGATGAACAAATGTTGCAAATCCTTCATGTATCATCTTTGTTCTCACTATAGGCCAATAATACTGACCTTCAATTCGTAGTGTTTCTAATATATCCGCCTGCCAACTATCGAGTATTTTTGAGTTATCAATTATGTATCTTAGAATGTCCTCTGCTGGTTCAATGGGTGTTTTTAACTTTATTTCTTCCCATAGCTTCTTGTTAAATTCTTCAATATCACTTGGCTTTGTTTTGTTCTGTATCAAATCCCCAAATCCACTATATGGCGTTATAGCTACCATTTTCTTTTGTTCAAACACTCTCTTCTTTCTTTCATCTTCTGTTTCTGTTTCAAACGGACTAGAATGCCATTGTAGTGCATGACCAGCATCAACAGTCTTCTCTACATCATCAATACCATAGATTTTTTCATACTCATTGAATCTAATACTGGCGTTATACAGGTGATCCATAATATCATATCTACTATTTTTGAACCATTTATTCATTCTAAACACTGCACTGTGACCATAGCAATGAGCCATTACCAATACTTGAACTGCAAATGTATTAGTATTCATTAGATATGCTCGTGCTGGGTTGGAAAATATGATAACTTCATAAGGTATATTATCATCAACATTTTCATAAATTGTTCTTCGTCTTTCATAATTTCTTCCATATTTCCAAGAGCTTATATTAGTAGGTATTCCATAAGCCATAATTTCTAGCATTTTCTGATATGGCACAATATCCCATTCTATAGGAATAAAATTCAATTTCAAATCATCACTAATAATTTGAACTATTCTATCTTCAATTTTAGAAAGTCTCTGAAGGTTAGATCTATTCATGATGTCCTCATTTCTTTTTTGTAAACAACAAATGTTTTAGTGCTGGATATACGTCTTCTTTACTTGTTATCTTACATGCTAGAACATGATTATTATTGTCTCTATAATAGCTCTTATTGTTCTCTGTAGTTACATCAAAATCAAAGCATTCTTTAATTGCATCAAAAAGATCACCATTATGCGATGAATTATTGGGTGTTATCTCTAAATATCCCAACATATTGATCTCTTTTTCAATTAAGCGTTTTATAGATGCTATTGTTTTCTCAACGTCAAAATCCTCACCATCACTACAATAGATAACATATTGATTCCACATCTCTATTGGATATTTTGTGTCTATAAGATAACTCGCTAAATCGAATGCTGTATGACAGTATGTTCCACCAGATTCACCACGATGGAAAAATGAATCTTCATCTACAATCTTGGCTTCTGTGGTGTGAACTATAAATTCGATGGCTACATTTTTATAAGTCTTCTTCAAGAATTGGACTAACCAAAATAGAAATGATCTGGCGAGATACTTTTTATCTGAACTCATTGAGCCAGAAACATCCATCATTGCGTATATTACACAATTTGAATGGGGTTCCGTTTCTTCATCTATTTGTTTGAATCTTAAATCATCATCTTCTATGAAAAAGCTAGGATCAATACTTTTATCAACCTCATTATCCTTAATAATTCTTATAGCTTCCTCAAGATCACCTTGTGCTTGTGTTAAAGCTCTGTAGGCATCATCTTCTGAACAATTTGTTTCGTTCATGATTTCAGAAACATAGGCAGCCATTCTCTTTAGTGATTCATAGATTGTTCTCTTTTTGTGGACTCTCGGCTGAATACCAACTCTTGAAATACTGTCAAATTTCCATCCAACAGGAATAACCTCTTGAATCTTTGTCTTTTCTTCAATATAAGGCAATCCAAGATCTTCAAACATTATATTGATCAAGTAATCAATATCAACTTCGGTTTCGATTATATCATCACCTAATTGATCACCGGCCTTACCACTCCCTTCTTGACCCCTCTGTTTCCTACCTATTACATCACCTGGTTTTGCTGGTCCTTGTCCAGCTCCTAGTTTAGACTCATTATCAATACCATGAGTAAATTTATAGTCTTTCAATCCACGAACGGGGATTTTTATAGTTTTACCGTCTTTACTTGTGATTATTGATTCTTCAGCAATTACATCCTTTATATTACTGCGAATACTATTCTCTATTTTATCCCTATGTCTTTGAATATCACGTCTTGAACGACTTGATAAATCCCATTCTTTATGTTCAACAATGCTCATTTCTTAGCTCTCTTTTCGCAATACTTCAGACATAAAGGAAAGAATGACCTCAGCACAATGCTCACAATAACCCTTCTCAATTAGTCTATCAAATACATCAGCCCTACGCTTTTTCATCTTCTCATCAGTAATGACCTTATTAGCAAGTGTAAGGTTTACCAAATCCTTTAAAGACTTAATTAGATACTTCTCAATAGCCTCTTTCAAAGGCGGATAATCCTTGAATGTAAAGGGCTGACCTCGTTCAAGTAAAGTAGCTTTATGAACAAACAGTCCCTGTCTAAACTCCATCTTACTATTAGATGGAACACCTACCAATTCCTCTAATTGTCTCATAAGCTTCTCATCTGGATCATTGATTTCACCAGTAATTGGATCTTGAACTTTCTCCTTCTTACAGTAAGCTGAAGCATTGAGTATGTAATTATCAAATAGAGACTGAGCCTGTTCATCATAAGCTGAAATAAAAGCCATATTCACTTCTTTACGAACGATCTCCTTAAATTCAGCAGCAATAGACTCCTTCTCTCCCAATAGAAGATTAAGATATTTCTCCTTGTCTTTTTCATCAATTCCCATCTGATGATCAAATGTCTTATGAAGTGATCTAATTATATCAACTGGTGTTACGCATTTCTTATCTTCCTTCATTCCAAGAGCGACATTCAATGCGTTAATGATAAATCGTGGGCTGATACCAGTGAGACCCTCACCTTTAGCTTTACCTTCTTCTCTCAAAGCTCTTACATCAACTTCATTCTTCCTCCTACTTTCTGTCATTTCACCATTGTATATCTTCATTTTTTCAATAAGAGATGAAACTTTAGTAGATGGTGTTAAACGACTAAGCACAGCAAATTGAGCTGCCAATTTGAGAGTATTAGGAGCAATATGAATATCACGGAAATCAGATTCTTTAATCAATTTTTCATAAATTTTTATCTCATCATCAACACGAAGGTTCCAAGGAACGTAAATTGGATAAATCCTATCATGTAATGCTTCATTCTTCTTCTCATTCTTAAAAGTATCAAACTCCCAGAAGTTAGTATGCCCCACAATAAGAGTATCAATATACATCTGTGGGAATCCAGGGGCCTTAATCAATTGCTCCTGAGCAGCTGGAATTAGAATGTAATGAAATTTTATATCAGCCTTCAAAATTTCGATATATTCAATCATGCCACGATTAGCGATCTGAAGCTCACCGTTAAATTCATAGGCTCTTGGATCAGTTTCACCATATCTTGTCATTTTAGACATGTTTATACGTCCAATGAGCTCTGTAATGTCTTGACTCTTCGCATCCGATGGAGCAAATGTCCCAATACCAGACCTCCTCTGTTCTGAGAAGAATGTTCTAACAACCTTTACATCTTCCCACTTTACAACGCCATTTTCAGTATATTCATTATCTACCATAAACTGGCACATAGGACACAAATTACCTTCAATCTTAACACCAAGCTGCTCTTCCCAATAAGGCCTATCTGCCATTGGTATCAAATGCAATGGATCTTCATTTATTGGACATCCCTTTATTGCATAAATTGGTGTATCATCAGTCTCTAAACCACGTTTAATAAGTGCTGCAATAGTGGATTTTCCAGAAGAAACAGGGCCAACAAGAATTAGAATACGCTTTCCAGTTTCGGTTCTTCGAGCTGCAGCTTTAAGAAACCTCATTAAATCATGAATCGGCTCAAGAGCTCCAAAAATTTTGCCATCAAAAAATTTGTATCTTACCAAATCATCATAAGAACGAGTCTTCAACTCATCGGGCACTTCTTCAACACCGTGCTTAATTATCATATTATATATTCTACCTGGTGCAAATTGCGCAATATCGGGATTATCCTTCACTAAATATAGATAATCCAATACTGTCCCTTCCCAATTAGAAGCACCTTGTTTAGACCGCTGTGTTTGAATAATTTCTTTGAAATCAATTGTGTTATTCATTACATTCATTGCCTCTCTCTTCATATTTTTCAAGAAGTTCAACTTCTTTAGAATCGCCTTTTTTCAATTCTTTCAAAAGAGTTTCTCTATCAACGATTAAAATGTTTTGTTGATTGAATGTCGTTGATGACTTTTTAGCATTGCTCATAAGATCTATTTGTTTTTCTCTCAATTTTATTGATTCCATTTTTAATTGTAAATCAACTATTTGATTACTAATAGCTCCAATTGTTGATGCAATATTTGTTATAGAATCAACCATCTTTGAAGCAACCTCTGCCATTCGAGCGGAAAAATTACCATTTTCCATCTCTCTAATAATTCTATCTAACACAAAATTTGCCTTTACAACATTCTGCTGCAATATTGTTTCTGGAGAAGATGGTGCATTTGAAAAATCAAACTCAACATCGACAGGCTCTTGAGTTATACCAAATTCTTCTTGTAATCGGCCAATATCTATTTCAGACATCTATAATAACCTCATCACTATTTTTTATTTATGTATTTACATTTCTGAAAAATATGTTAAAATGGGCTTATCCCAGGGGCGAGGGAGATATGCATTTTTTAAGCCATTGTTCTTTATCTAACTTATATACTATAGTGCCAGCATTTGCAACTGAATATACTTTACCTTCTGCCATCATTTGCATTATTTGTTTATGGATTAGTGGTTTCCTTTGAAATGTTTTGCCAGTATCAGCATAAACATTTATAAATCCATTACCCTTCCATGATACAAATTCAAATCCAAGCGTTTCCATACTCTTAGCTGAATTGTGATCTGCATCAACATAGAATAATAATGATTTAACTTCAACATCTCTACTACCTATTTTAACTACTGGATAATTTTCTAAAAAATACTTAATGCATTTACTGGCAGCTCCTATAACTTGTGTATTAAGTAGTGTAGCAACTCTTATTATTTCTATTTGGCCGGGCTTATTGTGATTATAAAATGGACTTCCGAATGTATATACATAGACCAATGTTCCTTGCTTAAAAGGACCTTTATCTTTCTTCAGATACAAACCAAGATTTTTATTAGCCGGTCTATAACCATAAAAACAATTTAATTCAAGAAATGGCCTTAACTCTTTATTCGGAACAAGTCTCACTTCACAATCTCTTGCATATAATCTATTATCTATCTTACCAACAGCAGTCTTTATATATGATTTCAACACTTCCCATTTTCTATGATAGTCTTTTATTATATTACCATTAACATCCTTTACATCTGAACATTCATTTATCTCAAAGTCTTTTATCCATATAGTCCTTATACCATTTTTGACATTCTCATGCGAAATGTCAATAAAATAGGAGTGCTTTACACCCTTTATTCCAAATCGTTTACTATAATCCATTTTGTATTCATATGAGTTTACATATCTGAGTTCTACTGGAACATCTTTTAGAGTGAAAACGCATTGTTTATTATCACCATCAGGATAACTTGTAGTATAGGAGATATTATTATCATTAAGGAATTTGGATATTTTTTCAATATTTTCACAATCTTTAGACATTTTAACCTCCCAATACTTTATTTTTTATATAACTTAAACAACTTTCTTTATTTGTTAACCATTCTCGCTCATCAATTATCAATAATTTTATTTTATTATTATCACAATATTCTCTTTTTATTTTATCACGGTCCATAACATCTTTTTTTGAATGCCAGTAAACACCGTTAAATTCTATTGCTATTCTCTTCTCAGGTATCCATATATCCAACTCTAACATTTTATTAGTATATGGATTTTTGATAAGCGTTCTATCACCGTTTATTATATCACCACTATAAAAGTACCTAATGTAATTTATTATTTCTCCTTCAGCTTTAGATTTATTGCTTTTATTGTTGCAATAACATCTTTGACCAGATTTGAACCAGTTCCATTTTGTTTTCCACTTATGACCATTGGGACATTCAAGCGTTATATAGGATAAAGCATTTTTGTATGGGGTTAATAAGATATAACCTTCTTTTTGTATAAATTCTTTTACATATTCATTTGTAAGTTTTATTCCACCATTACAATAAGGGCATCTCTGTCCTCGTTGAAAGTTGTTATATCGCATAAAAATTATGTGCCCATTTGAACATCTCATTTTTAACTTAGTAACAGCATTTTTATATTCTGATAATAACTCATATCCCTTACTTTCAAGTATTTTTCTAACATTTTCTGTTGTATTTTTAGCATTACCTCTACAATATGGGCATCTAATACCACTCTTAAATCTCTTAAAAGAAACTTCCCATTCATGTTTATTAGGGCAAATAACTTTTAATTTTTTATTAGTATTTTCATAGTTATTTGATATTACTGTATATCCGTGTTCATTAAAATACGAAAATATATAATCTTTTTCATATTTTACATTATTAGCGCAATACCTACAACGATGCCCTTGCTGAAAATCATTCCATCTCATTTTAGTTATATGACCATTTGGGCATCTAATATGCATTGGTGTTTTAGCATTTTTATAATCATGAGATAAAAGACAATAGCCCTCATTTTTTAGTAAGTCTGTAAATATCTCAATCATAGTTATATGATAACATTATAAATGGACATGGTAAACATTTACAATATTTGTCTTATTTTTTCTTTTATATATTCCCTATTATTCTTCCATTCTAAATCTGTGATTATTAAAAGGATAATGCCATTTTTATTACACTCTGAAATCTTTATTGAATCAGTTCTTTGTTTTGATGGAATTGAATGCCAATAGACTCCATTAAATTCTATTGCTACTCTTTTTTCTGGTATCCATATATCTAACTCTAATCCATATTTTCTTTTATTGGTTTTATTAAAGATTGTAGTTCTATCATTTTCTATTACAACACCATTATATATTGATTTAACATATTCTAATACTTCTCGTTCTTGTGATGATTTTTGTTCTGTTGAATTACAGATAGGGCATCTTTGTCCTTCTCGAAAATTCCCATATCTCATTTTGAATATATGTTCTTTTGGGCATTGAATGTTTAGAGGAGTGTGCTGATTTTTGTATTTTGATGGTAAGAGCTTATAACCTTCAATGTTTATTATTTCTTCCAATTCTTTCCATGTTTTTAGCCTATATTTGCCAGATTTGTTTTGATAATAGCACATTTTACATCTCGAACCACTAAGAAATCTTGTAAAATTCGTTTTGAATGGTGGGTGCTTTTCATTAGGACATGATATTATGATACTTTTACTATATGCTTTTTCATAGGGCGATAACAATGAATATCCTTCCTTTTTTAGTGTCTGTTTTACATATTCTTCGGTATATTTTTCATTTGACTTCGCCCTTTTAATTTTAGCACATATTGGACATCTATGATTATACTTAAAGTTCCAGAATGTCATTTCGAATTTATGACCTTCAGGGCATATCATTTCCATTCGGCGATTTCTTGAACCTCATCGATGAAGATATACTTTTGCCCTGCTTTATCTTTAAAGTAATCCTTGGCATAGTGGTAAAGGTCAGAATAGGTCTTTATGAACTCGAATTCGAGGGATTCTTTGTTAATATAAAGGATATTGGATTGGTCGATACCGGATGCAAGGAGTTTTTCCATCTGAAGTCGCATGAGAACGCTTTTACCCACCCGGCGCATGCCTTTTAGTACCTTTATAACAGGCTTATCCATAAAGGCAGCCTGGGCTTTTAAGTATCTATCTCTGGGTATGAAATGGGTGGTGTTTGTCATTAATACTTATTTGTTTCGACTATGGTCGAAAGATGTTTTTAATTTTTGACATATTTCGATTATAATCGAAAGAATTTATCCATTGAAAGAACTAACTTTTCGTAATTATCATTTATTTTTTTGAGGTTGCCGAATTCCCTTTCTATTGCCTCATCACTACCTAAATTGTAACAGACCTGGATATACTTTCTTTTCCCCTGTTTCTCAGCGATGAAATCCACTTCATTCTGGCCTATAACCCCCACAGATAACTTATAGCCCCTTGATTCCATCTCTTTGAATACAACATTTTCTAAGACAGCGTTTATGTCTCTTTCTTTATAGCCTATAAAACCGTGACGAAGTCCTATATCATTTAGAAAGTATTTATCCGTAAATTCGAGGTACTTCTTTCCTTTGAGGTCGTAACGAGGCAGCCTTTCTATTAGTAAGCCCTGCTCTATATAGTTAATATAGTTTAGAATCGTGTCTACCGATACCTTGATTCTCTGGGATTTAAAGTAATCGGCTATTCTTTTGGCTGATGTAATATTTCCTATGTTATCGAAGACATATCGGACAATTTTATCGAATACGGATGCATCTCTGATTTTGTGCCTTGTTATAATATCGCGGTATAGAATCGTATTTAAAATGGAATTCAGGTAATTAAAAACAACCTCGTCCGAAAGAGGTAGCTGATGTAACCCAGGCAGGCCGCCATATTTGAGATAATTTTTAAATTCCCATTCTATATCGGCGCTACCCTTTCGAAATAACAAAAATTCTCTAAAAGTAAGGGGATGGACGGTAATCTCAACATACCTGCCGGAAAGCAGTGTTGCAAGTTCTGACGAAAGAAGCCTTGCATTGGACCCAGAGATGACAATATCGGCAAGCTGCTCTGAAAGAAATGAGGTGATAGCCTTTTCCCACTTTAGTATTAACATTTTTATATTCAGACAAACAAACATATCCTTCTTTTTCTATAAAAACATAGACATATTCCTTCTTGTAAGCCATAAAACCCCACCTATTCTAAATTAAAAAAAGGAGTGGCAAGATTGCCACTCCTTTTTTAATTAGCTATAGTGTTAATCATCAGTTTGGAAGATTAAACACGGCTATATACTGATAGTAGTTCTTGGAACCAAAGATGTGCTGATGAATAGCATATCTACTCATAAGACCAATTGTTGGATGGAAGCTCTGTTCAAAGACAGTCTTGCTGACCATCAACTGTATATATGGTAGATAAATGATACCGGCATCATACTCACTTGGTCCCTTGTAACCAACTGTGCAGTAATCAGAACCCGCGAAAGTATCCCTATAGACGGTGATCCTGCCATCAAGAGAACCCAGTTTAGCAACACCAGAAACAAGTGTATTCATTTCACCATCTGTTGGCCAGAGGACGAAAGATGAAAGACCCTCAAGAGCCGCACAAGCCATTGGAGAAGCAATAACAAAGTTACCAGCACCCCTACGAGTATTAACCGCGATGGCATTAGCCTTCCTCACGATCATAGAATAGAGTGTGCGATACTTCTCAGCCTGCCACCTACCATCGGCATCATTTGGATTTGTATAATCCCAACCGGCCGATACGGCGACAGTGTTGATTGTATTAACAATCTCACGATCAATTTCAGCTGTAATCTCGTAAGCTAAAATATCCATCATCTCCTCTTCAAGATCAAGACCGTGCATGGCCTTCAAATCCTGAGCAACTTCAAGAGACCAACGGCTTCTTAACTTACGGGTTTTAGCTTCAACTTGAGCTTTCTCAACGGTCATGTTGACTTCATTGATGGCCGTCCCAGACCCAACACCAAGACCAACATCACCAGTAGAGTTAGAACCAAGAATTTCACCACCAGATGTTACAATACCAGTTCCGGTGAATCCACTTCCTGTTCCAGAATAACCAGCATCCATGTTGTTGTAGCCAAGTTCGTTTGTATAAGGATTGTATCCACCATAATCAACTGTAGAACCAGCTGTGTATGTATTACCAGCGCGGAACCTAATAGCAAAAGCCAGACCTACAGGACCGGGCATTGGCTGAACGCCTACAATTTCATGAGCAATAAGCTCAGGGAACGTTCTACGAACCATTGGTATAGCAATTTGATGGAAGTCACCACTGGTAGCGTAGCCAGCATTACCACGACCTATCTCAGAATAGTTGCCGGCTTCCGTAAGATAACGTGTTTCGTTTTCAAGCATTAGGGCAGTAGCCTTCTCGATCTTAGGATTGCGAATTTTCTTTCCCTCGTCAAGAATCTCACGCCACTTATTTAACAAAGACTTAGTATCCATATTTTCTAATTCCTCCTAACTAAAATTTGTTTTCTCTAAGAATTTTTAACCATTTCTTTTTCAATTCAGCATATGGTTCATTTGAACTTTCACTGACAGTTTCATTTTTCTCTTCTGGAACTTCGACTGATCCCTTACCAACATCCTCAATCTTATCTTCCATCATTGTACTACAATTTGGGCATTCATTCAGAGGACACTCTGTCTCAGATTCCATCTCATATCCGCATTTTGGACAAACGCAGGAATACTTCATGGGTTCAGCAATGTCTTCAACATTGTCATCTTCAACAGCCTCAGACATTTTCAACGCGTAATCAAACTTGCGATCAATTTCTTTAACATCTGTAATGTCGCCGAGAAGATTCAAAATATAATTACGTTTTGTTTCGGAAAGACCATCACACTTCTTACGGAGATAGATATGAGCAGCCATGAGTTTTGAATCACTCTCAAGAACCATCTTCTCCTTAGTGAGTTTGTTTACTTCACTCTTTAACTTAATAATTTCATCTCTGGCTTCTTTTAGAAGCTGACGAACATCATTATCCAAAACACCCTCATCAATAGCAAGTTTGATTTTGAACTGCTCAATTAGATCATGATACATTTCACCAAGCTTAGCGTAACGAATGACCTTCTCAGGAATTTTGAGCTCTTCATCAAGAACATTATCAACGAAATTTGAGAACTTACTGGTAATATCCGTCTTATACTCCTCAAATTTCTCCTCATATTCTTTTATTAGTCGCTCACGTTCCTCCTTTATATACTGTGCAGCCCTTTCCCTTGCCTTTACATCAACCATCTCGGAAATTTTATTCTTAACTTCCAAGGTGGATGATTCATCTAACTTATCAACGCCTAAGAGTTTAATGATCTCATCCATTGTATATAGAATCCTCCTACTTTTTCTTTTTATTATTATTTATATTTTTACTTGATGAATTGGACTTATTTTTTTTCTTTCCTGATGGTTTTTTGCCCTCTGATAGACTTTTAATCCATTCTGTCTTATCTTCATAATATTTGTCAGCTGGAAGTTCTTCTGGTTCCTCCGAACCAGGATCTTCAATTTCATCAAAATCATCAGTATATGGATCAACATTCATACCAGCATCAGCAGGAAAATCGGGGCTGTCATCTATTACTTCATCGTCATCTAAATCATCATCAATAATTTCATCGTTTATACTACTCAAAATCTTGTTTTTGAGAGCGATCTGTCTGTCATCCAACACACTGTCATCCAAACTATTGATTAAAGTAATAATATCATCAGTAAGATCAAGAGAATCAATATCCTCTTTAATTAACTCCTTCTTTTCTTTACTTTTTAGATATTCATCAATTTTTTCTATGATCATATCTCTTCCTCCTTGATAAAAACTATAAACTTTTACTAATATCTTCTAAGACCTGCCAGATATGGCGGACATATTGTTTACGAGCTTCTTCTAATGTGATAGATGGTGTATCTATAGGAATAGTAAATGTCTTGCCTTCATAAATTCCCCTGACCCATGATCCTGGATTACTTGGCTCGCCAACCAAATCCCATCTGAGAAGTTTGAAGTCTTCATTGACATAATTTGTCTTTTCATCAACAGTTCCAAGTCCACGGGAAGATATTCCAAGATTGCCTTCGGTTATCAAAACACGAGCTATATTGCCCATTGGCGTCTCAGAAAGGACTTTAGCTCGACCCATTACATTATTATCTTCCCACCATAAATCTGTTGTTAGAATAGCTACCCTATCAGGTTGTAATTCCGGTGTTTCAGGATGTGCAAGTTCACCAAAGCATGTTCTGTTTTTGACAGATTCCATGATTCGATCTATTTCACGCTCCAATACCCTTTTAGGATATATTCTACAATTATTATTAAGAACTTCTGCAGATGAGAAAATACCCTCTATGTAAAGATCATTGCCATCTTTTTTCACATTATATTGATACGATGATTCAGTTATAAGTTTTACTGCCTTCATAATCATAATCCTATCACTCCTTGACGAATCGTCCAGAGTATGCAGATGATATTGTTTTCCATACAGCTTGAACCTTAGCGACAGTATTAGCTGTTTTCATCAACTGATTCGCAAGTTCAAAAGCAAACTGATACTGCGGTATATTCTTAGCCCTCTTCAAATAATAATCCAATCTTGATAACCCTGTAGTAAAGCTGGAAATCATTTGTGGAATCTTATCATATGATGGATTTTCACCATGTGTATCAACATTAGATGTTGTGGTAACATCTACTTCCCCGAGCAATTTTCCAATTCTCATCGGTTAGCCCCTCCTATTCTTCATCTATATAGTTTTTCAATCCCAATTTTTTCTTGATATATTCTTTTTTAGCAGCTTTTATTTCTTGCTGTAGTAATTCCTTAGATGACAAAAAATCATCATCCTCGAAATAATCAAAAGCCTTTTTAATTTTTTCAGTATCCATAACATTTACTCCTATAACATGATAAATCTATTGTTATTTATTAAAAATTATGTAGTTTAATACAAGTATTTTTCTGTTAGTATAGATATAAGTCTATTCATTATCTTTAGACGTTCAATAACATATTCAGCATATACTGTTTTATGAGCAGCAACAAGTCTTTTCTTGAAGTCAGGATGTAAAGCCATCTCAAAACTCCAAGGATTATAGAATTTGCCCCGTTGTCTAAAATTCAATGTTGATATTGGAATGACTTCATCTTTTGTTTCAGATATGTAACAAAGATAAGGGCCTTTTCTTTTATCATCTACAACTTCAAGACGTTCTTTTATTGAATCCCAATCAGCATTGAAAATCTCCATAAATGTCTTCCTATCAAATGAATATTCACCAATACTCATCGATTCTTCACCTTCTGATATGGCTTTTAATGGGAATTCCGATCTTATATCATTAAGAATACCAACTCTAAGTTTCTCATTGTGCATTATTCCATATAAACAATTACTGATAAATTCATTATGTTGCTTAACTAAATTATCATAGTGCTCCTTTGCTTTTTCATTTGAATCTTTCATCTTCTCCAATAATATGACAGTTGTTTTTCTATTTCTTTTAGATGTCAAATTATTGATAATATCGTTAATATTCTCAAATGGAGCATAGTCTGGTTCACCAGGATTGAATTTAACAAGTTTTTCTATATCATTTTTACAATCTTCCAGAAAACTTGTTAAAATCTTATCTCTTTTCGAATTATAGTTATCAACATCTATTTCTTTTGGTATGTCTGGATCATATTCTTTCAGCTTTCCAGCACCACTATTGAGTAGAAATACATCTAAATTCTTCTTTAATGATTGTTCTATTAAGATTGGTTTTCCCTTATAGTTTATACGCAGATATATGTCAGTTGAGAAACCTTTATTATTTTTATAGTCTTTAAGACCAAGGCCTTCAACCTCTTCTTTTACATCCCATGATACTGCTTCTATATCATCAGGTAATTTAATGTCAGGAAATTCACCTTTTAATCTATAATATATTGATTTTCTACACTTTTCAGCAGCATCAATCCAATCTTTTGTTATTATACCTTCTTCACTTATATTGTTGAGTATATGGGTCTTTATATTCTTCCATTCGTCTTTTGTCATTACACAAGCCATCATCGTCATAATTTCACCAGCTTGTGACTCTATTGTTCCAGCACCAGCACTTCCCTCAGAAAAGAAGCTAATTTTGGATGTTACACTATTTTTCTTACAACTTAACATCCTTTCGATAATATCATAATACTTAACTGGTATTTTATTATTTTGTCGCATAGAAAAAGGAATTTTAACTTCTTTTTCTATCATTGATTTATTTTTCTCTTTCCATTCATCATAACTTGAAGATAACGACTTTTTCCATATATCAAGTTTGGTTGGGATTATATTGGGTTGGAGCGTCTTATCTTTTGTATATGGTATCTCCCCTTCATGATTATGCTTATATTCTGATGTCTTTTCTTTCTTCTTTTTTTCATCCTTCTCTTTTGCACTAACAGGTGGTTCTTTAGCAGTTTTACTTTTTTCAGCCTTAATTTCCTTTTCAGGTTTACCCTCTTCTTTATATTTCTGACCAATTTTTAGTATGCCTTTTTTAACATACTGGGCTATCTTACCTTCCTTATGTTTTTCAATCCAGTTCTTTTGTTCTTCTGGACTAATGGCATTCCACCATTCTATTGTTTTTTTACTTGGTGTTTCTTCGCATAGATAATTTGTAATCAAATCATCAATATTCATCCTGATTTTCCTCTACATTCATGGTTTCATCCTGATTCATATCCCATGATTCCTCATTATCACCACCACTGAACAATTCTTTATCTTTCTTCAATCCCTCAACATTTTCCAGAATTTCCTCATCAGTCCAGTGTAGATATTTCTTCATAAGATAGTATTTTGAAAATTCTGGATTATTAGCGAGTGAATTATAGTTATCAAAGTTTTGAGCCAGATACCCTTGTTCCATTGATTCCTTATATCTGCTTGGAGGCTGTAATGAAATATCAAAATCATTTAAATCAAGATCATATTGTTTTTTGAACCCCCTAAAATCGAGATGTAGAAGAAATAATCTCTTCATTTCTCTTGTGAATATATGTTGTTGTCTTTCAAGAAATTTAGCCCATTTGATTTCATCTCTAACTATTTCAGATGCATGTCCACCACCAAATAAAACATCTGAACTACGTGATTCTGATGCTAACTCAATTCTACTAAGTGGATATTTAACACTTCTATAAAGTAGTTTCTGAAAGTAATATAAATCATCAAGATTCTTGAACCCTTCTGAATTACCACCAACAGTTGTTATATCAGAACCACGACCATCAGATGATGTTGGAATAAAGAAATTATCTAAAATGCTCAATACCTCTGGCTCTTGAGCTAACCTTCCAGTAGATGGGTCATAAGTCTGCTTTTTAACAAACTTATTCTTTATTTTTTCAACAAACTTCATAGCTTTATCACGGGGCATAGCACCTGTATCAATCTTAAATACAAGTCTTTCTGGAGCTCTTACTATTCTATATATGATGATAGCTGTCTCAATCAATTTCAACTGATTATATGGAATTTTAGCTTTCTCTAAAAAGCCAAAAATTTCGTATTTAGTTGATCCATATACTCCATAATTTATAAATCCAATCTGTTCTGGGTTGAATATGATTAGATCTTTACCGGATCTCTGTAAGGCTTCCTCGTAAGACAATGGTTTTCTAGTGTCTCCAGAAAGATATTGGTAAAATCTTATAATTTTACCAGTACGTGGATCATACTCATAGTCCATTGTTTCTGATGGAAGTTTCTTGATTCCTATGATGCCCTGTGATTGTCTTGAATCTTTTACAATTCTTTCATAATATAATCTCCCATCAATGAGAAATGTTCTAAACAAATCCCATATCATCTGATTTATGTCAATTCTATTGTAGAATAATTCATTAAATTCTGAATATAGGGTTTTAGATATATTCTCATTTTTTGAAAGATGTGGTGACTTGATGGTAAAATCAATAACATTGCCATTATCATCAGCTTGTGTTGATTCATTAACAGCATCTTCTATAACATCACCTAATTCTGGGCTTTCTGCCATTTTTCTATAATTAAGAATTTTCTGCTTTTCATTATCTATAACTTTGTTAAGGTATCTATCATAGAATCTATTGAAACTTTGTAATCCAACACTTCCAAATCCCAGTAAATTTATATCTTCAATTCCTTCGCCTACTTCATCACTACTTACTTTTTTAGCACTATCTCCCCTGTTGAGGAAATATTTCTTTTGTTCATCAAGTAGCTGTGATTTTGTATAAATTCCAAATCTATTAAACCAAGCCATTATTCACTCTCCGTTTATCCAATTGCCCAGATAAGTGTCTGACATATATTATTACTATTACTATGATTTACAGATAATGTATATCCATCACTGTTAAATGATACAAGTGAAAATGTGGTTGTTCCAATTTTGATACAATATCTTATTATTACATATCCAGGTGCTCC